GCGAGGAAGTGGAGGATGTCGAGTTTGAACCGGTTGACTTCAATGCTGACGAACTGTTCCACCCTCAAAAACCTGATGACGATGAAGCCGATTGAACCGAAGCCGTTCTACATGAATGACATCCAACAGGAGGTGATTTACACCGGTGCTAAGGATACCGTCCTGTGTGCCGGGCGTGCCCTTGGTAAGGGTGTCATCCATGCGATGTGGAACCTCAGAAACATGCAGCGCATGCCTGGCTCGATCACGGGCATCGTGTCGCCCAACTGTAAGCGTGCGCTCACCAACACGCTGCCGTCGATGCTGACGCACTGGGAGACGCTGGGCTATAAGCGCAACATCCATTGGTGCATCGGTATCAAGCCGCCGAAGGCTTGGGGATGGCCAGAGCCTATCTTCAAGCCGGAGAACTACGAGAATGTGCTGAGCTTCTACAACGGAAGCATCGGCTTCATCATCTCACAGGATCGTACCGGCACGTCAAACTCGCAGAGCTATGACGCGCTGGACATCGATGAGGCGAAGTTCATCAACTTCGAACAGCTCAAGGATGAGACGCTGCCCGCCAACCGTGGCAACCGCCAGTACTTCGGCAAGCACTACTTCCACCATGGCATGCTCATCACGAGCGATATGCCTGTGACGAAAAAGGGTTCCTGGTTCCTGGACTATGAAAAGAAGTGCGACAAGGAACTGATACAACTCATCCAGGGCACTGTATATGAGATCTGGCGCTATGAGAAACACATCCGTGAAATGGTGGCTCAGGGCAAGGAGCCCACGCGCTCCATCCGCTCCAAGATCAGCACGCTGCACCGTGACCTGTGCCGCATGCGCTCGGTAGCGACCTACTACCGTGAAGCCTCCACCATCTACAATATGCAGGTGCTGGGTGAGGCGTTTATCAACCAGCTGAAGCGTGACCTGCCGCCGTTGACGTTCCAAACGTCGGTGTTGTGCAAGCGCATCGGCATCGCCCGTGACGGATTCTACAACAGCATGACCGAGGGCAACAAGTACAGTGCTGCCAACTTCAGTTACCTGGATGACCTGGAGTACCAGTTTGACAAGATCAAGGAACCGTGCTCGCTGGCCGACAGTGACGTGGACACCAACCAGCCCATCGCCATCGCGTTTGACTACAACAGCAACATCAACTGGCTCGTGGCTGGCCAGCCTCGCAAGAGCCAATTGCTGGTGCTGAAGTCGTTCTTCGTGAAGTTCGAGCGCAAACTGCCTGAGCTGGTGAGTGACTTCTGCCTCTACTACAGGCACCACAAACGCAAAGAGGTCGTTTTCTACTATGACAGTACGGCGCTGGGCAGCAACTATGCCGTGAACGATGAGGACTTCAGGTGGGTCATCAAGGATGCCTTCCGTAGCAAGGGCTGGCGCGTGAATGAGGTGTACATCGGCAAGCCCATGCGCCACATCGAGAAGCAGCTGCTCATCAACCGCATGCTGGCGGGCAAGTCAAAGCTCAAGGTAATGATCAACCGTGAGAACAACGAGGACTTGCTGGTGTCGATACAGACAGCCGGCGTGTATAACGGTGGCAAGGATAAGCGTGGCGAGAAGCTCGCCGAGACCGAGGAGGATAAACTGGAAGCCCGCACCGACGGCAGCGATGCCTTCGACACGCTGTGCATCGGCTGTGAGCGCTTTCCCAAGGTGGCATTCTCAATGGCTGTCACCAGTAGCTGGTAAAAATAGCGATGTGTTATCTCTCGTAACATGATAATGTTTATAGTTTTTGGAATGAGTTAATTAGTTGTGATGGCGCCGCCAGTGATGGTCGCGTCATTTTTTTTGATTCCCCTCTCGCGCTCACCCCACCTGCCGTCTAAGGGCCTTTTTTCACTTGTCCATAAAAATATATTTGGAAAACCAAAAATATATGTTACCTTTGCAGTGCTTTCACATTGAGCATAATTAAAGACTATTTTAATAAAGTTTACACAACACGGTGAGCTAGCAGTGATGCCCGCTCACTTTTTTTGTGCCCAACCCCACGCCCCGCTCCGCTTGATAAATCCCGCAGGCTTGACCTCCTGCGGGATTTTTTTGCTCTTAAACTACCGAAAATAATAAAATTATATATAATTTGATATTTTTTGTCCAAAATATTTGGTAGTATATATAATTTGATATATCTTTGTAGTGTCAAAATAAAAGTACTCACCTTTTGAGCTGGCGGCAACAGCATAAACACGGCACCACAACAATGACAAACATCTTCGCAAATATCACCATCAACGAGAACCCCGCCCTCAAGACCTACCGCCTGATGTACTTCTACGGCACCTGGGTAACCAAGAGCATCATCCCCGCAGAGTGTGACAATGAGGCCCTCTTCGATGCAGATGACGAGTACAGTGAGAGCAACCTCAACAACTGGCAATATCCCGTGGCTCTTTGGTGCGGCAATCGCAAGGTCAAGAGTTACAAGTAAACCCAACCGGGGGCGGCAACCCCGCCCCCACAATTATAAACCTATTAAAACAATGAGATTATGATTACTATCAACTTTACCAACGAGCCGAATTTTGACGAAATCGCAAAGGCTGGCATCACCATGATTTGCGATGAGGATATGAACCTGCAAATCAGTGAGGAAGATTACAAGCGGCTGGAGAACGAGTTTGAGGCTGCCTATATGGATTCATTCATCGTCAAGGATGATGTCCACAAGAGCATCGGTCAGCGCATTCAGGAACTCCGCAAGGAGGCTGGCATGACCCAGAAAGACCTCGCCGAGAAATGCGGCATGGCACAGCCGAACATTGCCCGCATCGAGGCTGGCACCTATGCTACCAGCATCGAGGTGCTGGCCAGGATCGCTACCGCTCTGGGCAAAACAATCGACTTGGTCTAGATGACCTCGCACCTGTTTTGCGTCCCGTGGTGCCCATTGAGGGTAGTGCGGGGCGCGTTTTTGTATATGATAATTTTTATTATCTTTGCGGTGTGAAACTTTATTAAATTGTCGGATTATGGTAGCATTCTTTGTGATTTTGGGCATTGTCCTGTTCTTTGCTGTCATTGCCGCTGGCATTTCCCAGATGAGTGATGATAACGCCAAAAGTTCTCAGACGGGCTATCGTCCTCCAGATGATATTCCGATTGCTGACACTGGGCATACCATCAAGGTGAAGACTCCAGCCAAGTCAGAGTTGGCCAGCTTCACGCGCAAGAAGAAAGACAAGGACAGTCTTGACCTCTATGATAAACACAGTGACATCCTTTTTGCCGTCAAGGGTCTCTCTTATCGAGATGAGCAGGCCCAGGCTGCCGCAAAATTGTGTGACAAGGGTGACAGGCTCATCCTCAAACGGGAACCAGATAACCCAGTTGATGAGAATGCTGTCCAAGTCTTTACGATGACGGGGCAGATGATCGGTTATGTTGAAAGGCAATATGCTGAGACGGTGGCTGAGCTGATAGATTACATCAACACCTGTGTCGTGTATAAGGTCTCAAATCATGAGCTGCCTTATATCGATGCCCTGGTCAAGTTCTCGGCCACGCCGACCACTCAGCCCGATTTTGTTACGGATCCCAACGAGATGACGACTCGCCAGCGGTTGCAGTATGATTCGGTTTATGCCTTCAGCTCGGGTTATCAGGAGGCCTATGCCCGCATCGTGAATAACAGGGAGCTGCCGCTACGCTCTCGAGAGGCGCTGCTTCAGATGGATGGCGGCACGTCCATCCGTCTCGAGAAGGATGACAGCAATCCGTCCAGGCCTTACGCCGTCAAGGTTTACGGAGATGATGTGTTGCTGGGCTGGCTTGAGTTTGACCGGGCCTATATCGTGTATAACCATTTTGACGAGGTCAAGGCCGTTAAGACTACGCGGATGGGGCGGCATATGGTGTCTATCATGCTGCCTCGATCGGTGGACTTGCTTGATATTCCTCTTGACTTGAGGAGCAAGATGCAGGTGTATGATGCCATGCTGTGGCCAGAGACCAGCGAGGCCTTCAAGATGCGGTCGAGTGCTCCGGAACGTGCACTGGAGATATTGTTGCCCATCGTGAAAAAAGAGCATGGCTATCGGGCTGCAAGCTACTGCTGCACCTGCTATCGTGCGCTCAAGCAACCCTCTAAAGAATTGGAGATGGTCAACTTTATCCTGTCCAAGATCGAGGCCTATCGAGAGGACTATGAACAACGAGAGGGTAAGGTACGGGTGGAAGCCGAGGTCGCGAAGTGGGCCAAGCGCAGGGATGTGGTCAAGAAAATGATTAAATAAGCAGGTTTGAACCTGCTTAATGTGTCCGAAAATATGTTTTAAAGCATGTTTTCGGATTTTTCTTGCTTAAATATTTGGTCATTCTAAAATTTAGAATTTACTTTGCAGCGCTACAATCAATGATGTTAGTCATCACCGCTAGAGCGTCGGTTATCCGCTCGACAATGCTTCGGGCATTTTTTATGCCCATTTTCAGCCGATAAAAGGCTGCCATTCCGAATCATAATTGGCGCTCTCCGGAGATGACACTTGTTGATTGTAGCAACGGAACTGGCAGCCGTTTTTATATTCTGCCTTTTGCTACAATCAACAAGTGTTATGAACACAACGTATCAAATCAACCGAGAGAGTGCGCCCATCGAGGCGCTGGCCACAGCACTGGGTCACATCGTGCTGAAGTTTTTAACCCTGCAAGTCAACATCCTGCTGGCCTCAATGGCCCTGGTCTGCCTGTTCTGCTGGCTCATCAGCGGGCAGCACACCACCATGACCGCCATGGCAGTCCTGGCATGGGTGCTGCACCTGGCCGTCACATTGACCATCGATATCGCGAAAGGAGGTGCTGAGTTATGATGACCGGCAATCCCATCCTTTCGGGCGCTGCCATGCGTGCGCAGCAACTCGAAGCTCAGTATTCACGCAAACTGAAGGACCTGCGCCAGGCTAAGGAAGACGAGCTGGCCCAGGTGGATGAGCGACACAAGGTCATCAGGACCTCCTACCGCATGGAGCGCATCCGCATCAAGGAGGACTTCAGCCTGCGCCGTCTTAACCTCAAGACTCAGATTGAGCGCTTGAAGGACCAGCGAAGCAACCTGCGCCATGCTTTGAGTGTCCAGGACGAAATGATTGACTCAAGCGACAATGCAATGCTCGAAGATTTCACATCGAGAATCGAGGCCCTGCATAAGCAGGTCATCGGCCTTGAGCGCCAGCTGGTCTCAGCCCTGAATGATGCTGAGGCAGCCTTCGACAACCGCTGCAAGGAGAACCAGGAGGAACGCCGGGCCGTCAACAAGCACTACATCAACCAGGCTGATGAGCTTCATCAGCAGTACCTGGCCGCCGTCGAGCAGAACCGCCAGGCACGCCAGCAAGAGGAAGGAGGTGCTGAGGTATGATTATCGCAACAACGAGCATCGCGATATACGGCGTGCAGGGCAAGAAGTGCGACATTCTGCGAGATTTCCTTCGTGACAAAATAGAGTATCGTGCTTGTGGAAGCCCCGAGGTTTTCAAAGATATGATTAAAGAAATCAGTGATTTTGTTGATGAGCTGAACAAGCGACACAAGGAATCAAAGGAAATCCATTTCACTCATCAAGATACTTACTCGTATCTGCGAGGTCAATTGAACTTCTTTAGGGAAGGCGCCAGGTACGCAACAATGAGTATCTCGTATTATGGGCTGAACTGGTATCAACCCACCAAGGAAGGAGGTGACCAATGAAGACCTATATCTGCACCGAGGTGGTGACCTACAAGGCCACGAACAAGAAAGGCGATGAAGCAGCTGTGTTCGCACTGCAACTGAAGCACCGCCTCATCAAGGGCAAACGTCCACTCTTTGACTTGCTCAGGGCGATTGAAGACCATTGCCGGTTCCTGGATCATAAATATCCCAAGGCCCGCAAACTGGAGGTCGAGTTTCACAAGCCGACCACCAATAACGAGCAGAGCGTAATCTATATCTACAGTGGAGACAAGACCAAAATGACCGCACAGCCAAAGGCCGCAGTTATCTATCTGGCAGAGCTCGCCGGAGAGATTGACATGGATAAGTCCCAGTCCGGAACCATCGCATTTGAGCCGGAGGAAGGAGGTGAGATCGTATGAACGCCAAGAGATATCATTTCCAGCTGCTGAATGGTCGCAAGGTGGTGGCCGATGCAGAGTGCACCTTCCAGGAGATCCGGCGCATGGGTGACACGATGGCCACAAGTCAGCAGCACCACTTGAAGGTTCAGGCGTTCAACGTCCCCAACAACAAGTGGGATTACCTGGGCGTCTTTATGGGCAACCGCCAGTTCCTGAATTGGGATGGCGACCGCTGGCAAATCAACAGTGACTATAAGGGCATGAACCGCATGACCGCAAGAAAGGGGGTGGCTGCTGTATGAGTACCAGGAGCACCACATGTGAGAAGAGCGTGACCATAGATTACCCTGAAGACAACATTAAGGTCAAGGTGTCGCGTCGCGTTTACCCAGAGGATCCCGATGACCCAGGCTTCACGATTTTTGCGGTTGACCTCGAGGGATTCGGCAACAGCCAGGCGCAGTTCAGCTCGGTGAAAAACCTTGAGCGCTACCACAAGGCCATTGGCTATTTCCTGGAACAAATCAAGGAAGGAGGTGAGCTATGACGTGCAAAGTGTGCAAGTGGGCCAATTGGCCACCGTGTGAGTTGAAGATTCCATGCTGCGATTGTCCGGAAACGACCTGCAACAGTCGCCAGCTGGGCTGCGACTACAAGAAGAAAGGAGGCCAGGATGAGCAACGATAATTATCTTGAGGTGCTGCACAAGAATATGGATGCAGTGAGAAACGGTGAGGCCAAAGACGAGATGATGCCGTTGCTGCAATGGCTGATGAACTATCGCCCGGCTACCTATGACGGCGATGATGTGGAATACAAAACCACTGCCGAGATCCAGGCTACAATGGCCGACATGGTGACGATAGACCTTAACTTGATATCCACCGTCATGTGGCGCCTGGGCTATGAAGTGAGCGTCTCCACCGTTTACCCTACATGGGCTATGATTCCGACCAACTAAACACTTAATCCTTCGCTCGAGCGGCGGCTGGTTCCTGTGCCAGTCGCCGCTTTTCCTATAATATATATTTGGAAAACCAAAAATATATATTACCTTTGCGGTGCATCAGAGGTACTGTTATTTTTTCATAACACTAAATTTAAACGTTAATAAATTAATGCGGAGGGAGGCGGCTGGGAAGCGGCCTCGTTCTGTCTTTTCGCCACTGCTGATTACTCGCTAATTTCGCAATATGATTAATTACGCTGATATATCATCGTCTTATCTGTTCGTCAGTGACCTTGACGTGGTGGTGTTCTCTGCCAATTCCACATTGTCGCTGTCGATCGCCGATGCTGGCGGGTCAACGGTGCTGTCGTGCAGCTATACACCCGTGGATGGCGTGGTCAAGGTCTATGACCTGGACCGGCTGCTGTCGCCTCTCATCGCTGGCGTGATGGCAGACTTCGCCTTTACCGTGGGCGGTTCATCTCAAACGCTCCACCTCATCCAGTCCAGAACTCGCGTGAGCATGCCGGCTGCCGACTTCCTGGATTCACACTTCTTGTCATCGGTGACCTCAGGACGTGACACGACGATGAACCGCAAGGAGCTGGTGACGCTGCTGTCGCCGACAGAGGCGGTGAATGTCACCGCTGCCTGTATCTATGCCAACGGAGAGATGTGCGTGCCTCAAAGTGTACAGCTGGCCAGCGCCCTTGCTGCAGGGCAGATACACGAGGTGGACTGCTCTCCGTCGTTGCTTGTCAACGATGCGCTGGGTGAGCTGGTGCAGTACACAATCAATGCAGGTCAACGCCTGATGACCTTCCGCGTGTCGCCCACCCAGACGCATCGGCTGGCATTGCTCATGCGTAACAATTTCGGGGCATGGGAGCCCTGCTACTTCCAGGGCATGACCGAGCATGACCCGAAGATCTCCCGCGAGCTGGCTCTTGTCGCTGGCTCGGTTCGCCCGCTCAAGATTGATGAGGAGGACACCTGCAAGTCCTACACTGGCCCGCTGCGCCCTGGTGCCGTGCAGCTGTTCCGTGACTTGGCCCGGGCCTATGAGGTGATGTTGCTTGACGGCGGTGTGGCCACTGAACCGGTTGTCATCTCTGACGCCGAAGTGAAGCATACCGACGATGACGGCAGCCTGCCTGCCTTCACCTTCTCGTGGCGCCGTGCCGCCCACACGAGCGCGATGTTTGATGTTCCTGTTATTCCGAGAATCTTTGATGACACCTTCGATGAGACGTTCAACTAAGAAACCCAAGGGCGTGCTGCACATCAAGGACGCCATTCTGCTGCTCGAGAGTGGGCAGCCGGTTGACCTGCGCCTGTGGAAGCTCGCGACTGGTGACATCCTGGAATACAAGGGCGCCGTCTGCATCGGCGGCCACTGGCGTAAGGGCACACACCGTGTGAGGCTGCCCAAGAGCAATGTTATCCGTGAGTTCAGGGACGTGACCCTGTTTGAAATCAATAACAACACAATATATCTATGACAATGGACAAGACAACATTCCCGTTCCCCAAGGGTGAGGTGTTCCGCGTGGAGGGCTCCAAGGTGAATGCCGAGATGAGCGAGATGACCGACAGCGGCGACATCTTTGATGAGGATGGCATCCCTGCAGCGAAGCCGTTGCCGTTCTACCCCAAGACGAACTACATCCCGTTTGGGCCCGACGACCTGCTGCCGTTCCACATGATTCAGCTTATCGGCAAGGATGAGATCATGTCGCAAAACAAGTACTTCAACGTGCTCACCTGCTACGGTGCCGGTATCCGCTACAACGACATCGACACCGCCCTGCCTACCAAGGACGCTGACATCAGGCGCTGGATGATGGACAACTCGCTGCCTGAGTTCTTCCTGGAGCAGGCTACCGACATGAAGTATTTCTTCTTCTCGGTCGCCGTGGTTATCCTCTCGAGGGATGGATCACGCATTGTGCAGGTGAGACACAAGGAGTCTTGCTACTGCCGATTTGAGCAAGCCGACAGCCATGGCCGCATCAACCACATCTTCTATGCCAACTGGCGCAAGCACCCGGCCAAGAAGAGCGACATCGAGAGCATCATGCTGCTGGACGAGAAGAACCCGCTGGGGCACCTCGAGGTGCTGATGGGGCGTGCACCTGGTGCCGACGGTCTCAAGAAGGAGCGCACCAGGGCCCGCAAGTTCGCCATCCTGGTGCGTTATCCGACACCGGGGCTGCAGTACTA